ATTATGAGGCTCATGATCCCTCTGGGTCTGTAAGTTCTTGCGCTTCTTGCGATAGTGTTTCGTATTCGATTGACGGCGTCACGTTTTCTTGTCGGAGTACGTCACCGTCGGGACTCATGAGCCAGACGGCCCCATCTTCGTATACTAATTTTCTCCATCCACCTGGCAACCGGATGACTTCTGTTTGGCTCCAGCTTACGGGCTCTTGGTCTTCATATTCTTTTTGGAACTGTTCCTCAGAAGCGTCCATCCCGAACTCTTCGCGCTCATATTTATCGCTTGTGTCTACGCCTTCGTGGGCATGCGGAGCGTACACATCACCGGCTGTTTCTATTGGATTCTTTTTAGCGAGCCCAAAAGCCCCTGATTTTAATACGGGAGAATTACTCGTAAGTGCGAAGAGTTCTTTTACAGCTTCTTCGCGAGTATCGTAGTTACCCGTTTTCATGTACTCATCTACGGTGTCTTCGAACTGATTTAATCTGTTCATTGACTCTTCTGTTGAGGTCAACTCGTCACCGCTAACTGGCTCAGATTCCATCCCGATCTTTTTAAAGAAACCTTCAAGCTTAGGACTACTCTCTTCGGAAGGAAAGAAACTTGGTCGTTTTTTTCCTATCTTGGCTGTGTGTTCACTTTGGGCTTGTCGTTTAAGATTTTTAAAATACTCTTCGACGTCAGCCACAACTTTAGGGTCTCTGGGATTCATTCGCTCTCGGATGGCCCTGTCGTATGCGAGGGCCTGCCTTGTATCCATTTCTTTAGGGGCAGTAACCGTGCCGGTGCCTGCCTCCGTACCCGTAAGCGCATACTCTCCGGGCAAACTAAACGACTCGCGAAGCCGCTTCATTTTTTCGTCGTACTCGCTCATTCCGTCCCCTTCATTACCACTTCACCTTGTCGGCCCAGTAAGCGGCGCTCATCTTGCCCTTAGCGATGTTTTTAGCGTGGCGAGACTTAAAGCTTTTCCGCTTTTTCTTCATCCGGTCGCCTTCACCTTTCTTTGGCTTACCTGCTGTGCTTGCTCCTTGCTCACCAAACCGAATTAGTTTTAATCGACTGCCTTCTTGCGCCAACACGATATGGCTTTTTGTTGGGTGATTTGGCGTCCGCTTGGGCTTGTTTACCCCTTCAAGATTGTGCTTCTTGAGCAGGTTTGCTTTACGAAGTTTATCTCTTTTCGAAAGTGCCATTGATAACCCTATGCCTCACCAGGAATCATGCCTTCTTCGGCTGCAAGCGCGTTTACTTCCTCTGGAGGCAGTTCAGCCAAGGCTGCTTCGAGTTGAGCCAACTGTTCTGCCTCCATTGCGGGTGCGCCTGCAGCGGCTCCACCAAGCTTGGCTTGCGCTTCGGCTTCCATTGCAGCTTGTTGTTGCTGCATGGCCTCTTGCTTCATGGCCTCGAGTTCTGCTTCGGGAATAATGATTCGTCGAGAAAGACCCATTCCAGAAATGATTTCTTCTGTTAGTTTCCGCATGTCGACATTTTCGTTTTGCGCCATGAATGGAATCATCTGAAGCAAGCTTTCGATCATTACACTTGGGTTCTTTCGGATTGGGTTGTAGGACACCATCTCGAAATCCATCTCAACATTGCGCAACTCTTTATGTCCAAGTTCCGTCCATCGTCGGTCACCTGCGATACGAATGAGGCGCGGTTCGCGCATGTATTTTTTGCTGAGGTAGAACGCTTTTCTAGCTACGTCTTCGATAGCATCATTGAGGTGCCCTTCTCTGGTCGCGAGACGTGTCCGCATTTGAGCATCAATAATCGCCATTTCTGTAGCTGTTCGAGCACCTACGACTTGTCCTCGGGCAGCCTCGGCAAGCGCGGAAATAAACGCGGCATCGTCTTCTTGTCGTGAGATAAATTCTTTCACTCCTGTTGGAGCATCAGGAATTGGCATCTCATAAAACAATGTTGCCAATGTTCGAAGAGTTTCGCTGTTTGAGGGGTTGATCCCGATAAACGACCCGGCACTGGCTTCGACGGCTTTGTTCAGGTCTTCTTCTGTAATTCGACCAGAATCGTACAAGATTCGAGGAATCTGAAGATACGTGATTTGTTTCATATGAGTCAGCAAGTCGTTGATTGTTTCTTGCTGCTTCAAAACCAATTGAACCTCGCTCAATCCGAGACAGTCGATGCCGGATTGGTTGAGGCTAAACATTGAGTATGGGATGTAGTCGATCTTATCTTCGAACACGACGGCATCAGCTTGTTTCACGTAGTGCTGAATCTTGCCCGTTTCTCGATCGTAGTATTCGTAGATTGTGACCCACTGAAACGCATCGCGTAGTTGTTGTGTGTCACTGCTTTGATTTTGATCTTGCAACCACTTTGGGTATCGATCGGGCTGAACTTCTTTGACCAGGTCGGCTTGATACAGTCCTGATCGGACTCGGTTCTTAAATTCTTCGAACGAGATAACGGTTGCTTCAATCCAATATCGAATATCGTCTTGGTCTCGTACAGTTAGATCGAAGAACACGGAAGAAGGGTTCACGGCGCGAACAATTGGCATGTCTCGCTCGGCGTCCCAGCCGGTTTTAAAGATTCCTCGTTTACAAAGAACGGCGTCAATGAGTGTCGTTGCTGCTTTGCGCCGGAACTTGTTTGTTTGAAAAACGTATTCAAGAAGCCCCGTGACGGATGTCGCTGATTCTTGAGATTGCGGTGTTCGGGCAACCGCAGCGACGGATGGGTTTGGTCCAAGCAATGCGCTGACTGCAGTATCAGCAATCGCGTAGATCATGTTTTTCGAGCACAAATATGAGTCCATTCGGGTATTACCCAAATCACTATCAGAACTCGTAAAAAAGTCTCCGCGATAGAATCGGCGAGCTTTGTCGAACTGAGTTTTTTCGGATCTCTTGTAGTAGTCGAGATGTCGATCAATCAGTTTTGAGAGCTTGGACGCCATGGTTACTCCTGATCTTCGAATTTTTGTTCGGGTCGAATGGATCCGTCAGGGTGAAACAGTTTTTTCAAAAGCTGTGAATCTTCGTATGCGCGCTGAAACATAGCGAGTTTTTCTCCCTCAAGAGGCAGACCAGTAAGATTCAGCACATTGCTTTCGGGTTCGATTAATTCAGTAGCCATTATTTATTTTCTTCCAGCTCTTTCAAAAGAGAAGATTGTTGTCTGACTTTCTCCGCCTTAGCCGCGTCACTTTTCCTGGCTTTAACTTTTTCTTCGTGCATTACTTGGTCTACGGGCGTGTAGTCTTTTGCTTGTGCGCGAGAGGATTTTTTTCCCATTGTTATCTCCAAGTAAGTGATGCAGGTCTAAAAGGTGAACTAGCTTGTTGCCGTTTTTTGTGGCGATGATCGTCAAGCTGCCTGATTGTAACTTGTCCGGCAACATGTGTGTTCGGTTCTTCCTTCGCAGGCGTGTGGAACTTTCTTTTTGTAAGTATGTCTGCAGCCATAACCGCTGTTCTTGCTCGGTCAAAGTGGTGCAGGATTCCATCTTCTCCCTTTACGCGCTTTTTAGTGCTTCCATCGTAGTTGAGAAGTTGGTGCAGTGTTCCTCGACTTTGAATTATTAAGTCGTTCTGTCGGAGCATTTGAACCAGCCGGGCTTCCGATTCTTGAATTCTTTTCTGTGTTGCGTACCATCCGGGATGATTTCGGTCAGTCCACAGAAGGTTTCGCGTGCCTTGGTCTTTTAAGATTGCAATGCACGCCGTTGCGTTTGACTCGACCGCAAGCAATGCGTTGTTGTATCTGCGTTGAATGTTTTGTAGCCTGTTCGCAAACCGATCCGGTGGTTCACGATCTTCCCAGAAAGCGACCTCTCTCCAATTGGTTGCATCCCACACAGTTAGAGCGGACTTATCACCGGTGCTACCAAACCCTGCGGGGTCAGCGGTAATTAGGTACTGCCTTCCAGGCATGGGATCTTCGAACTCGTGACACCCCGAAGGAAACAGCGGTGGGTCGGCTTTTGCTTTTGCGAGCCATGGCTTCAAGACATCTGCTGGCATCACCGGGTTTGTTGTCCCCAGCCAACCGTCGTATGCGTCGGAGGGGTACTTGCATGAGAATAATCTGGAGTCCCCGACAAACTCTGTGTTCAGTCCGCGTCTGCGGAACGCCAGGTTCTGGATTGACATTCCATCGTGTCGCTGCAGGTACTCACGTTCTGTTGCTGTAGGCTCAAAGTCTTTAACGTTTTCCCGACAGCTATCGTCTTCCCACCATTCGAGGAACAACGGCGTAAACCTACTGGTCCCCTCCAACGCTGATCGCCACATCTGCTCGTGATGGCTCCCCGCCCTGCCTGGGGTTGATTCAAGGATTACTTTTGCGTTTGGTCTTTTGTTTACGGTGGGGAAAATATTAATCGCGGCTTTACGTTGCCACTGCGCCTCACCGAACTCAGTAATTACAAGACGGTCAATCGATCGGCCAATTGCGGGTGATCTACCCCCAGCGGTGAGGACTTTTATTCCGCCGCCGTGAATAAACTGCATTTGTGTCGCACCAGCTTTTTTCCCTGGTGTAAGAGGCATTTTGACGTCGTCTGGGAGTCGATTGTACGCAAACAAAATACGCTCAAAAATATCTTCCGCTGTGTCTTGTCGCTCCGCAATGAGCAGACCCTTTACGCCGCTGAGGTACATACAGTCTCTGAGCAACAACATAACCGAAACAGTTGTTATTTTAGCTTGGCGGAATTTGTTTACCATTAGCCATCTGTTTTCGTCGTAGGCTTTTAGTAGTTTCTTTTGCGTATGCGTAGGCTCCATGTAGCCTGTAGATTCGTCTTCTCGGACAATTTGACACATTGAGACAAACGCATCGGGCGTAGCAAACAAGGCTCTAATTTTTCCTTGGTGTAAGCCCGGAGCGTCGGCAAATTCCGCACCGCCAATTTTTTCGGTTTCTTTTTTCTTTGCTGTAGCCATACGGTAAGTCTATCACGTAAATAGTTTTTCGCCGAAGTCAGTGATTTCTGCATCGATTGAGTTTCCAGTGCGATTAATTTTAGTTTGTTTATTGCTCACTTGGTTCGCGTGTTGTATATCTAAAACACGCACCCATTTCGCGGTCAGGTAGCTCAATGGAGTCTGGCTCAACGCACCGGGCAGGCGTGAAACACTTTTAATTTCTTCAAACACTTTATGTGAGAACAATATGTCTATCAGTACTGAACTGCTGAATACTACGTTCGCGGATCTTCGCGGACCTCTGGTAAACTCGTTTGTTCGTAGCAATGAGCTGTTCGAGGCGCTTAACAAGAAAGCACGTATGCCCATGGAAGGCGGAACTAAGATTGAACGTTCCTTCTCCGGTGGTGCCCCTGCGCGTGGTGTTGGTGTCTACGTCGGTGACGAGCTACTGAACATGACCCGTCGTCAACAAATCAAGAAGTTTGAGGTTGAGCCACACCGTTTGGTTATGGCAATCAACATTCCCAAGCGGGAACTTGCTCAAAACTCTGGTAAGTTGGCAATCATTCGCCTGATTGAGGAATACCCTCAAACATCGATGGAAGCTGCTAAGGCAGACATTAACAAGTACCTTCTTACAGGTATTAGTCGCGGTCTTGCGTTTCAGTCTTCAGAGTTGAAAGGTCTTTTGACCCTTAACGGCGAAAAGACAGACGGTATCGGAACAGGTGTGACGCACGGCCTTCTTGACTTTGTCCCAGCGGGTTCTCAAACTCAAGAAGTTCAAGGTGTCGCCAAGAGTGCCAGCTACTTCCACTTCAACCAGCACAACGACATTGGTACTTGGGCGACTGAAGGAATTCAGACGCTTCGCAAGACGTATCGTCAGTGCGCTCACTACGCAGGCGGCATCGGTAAGGGTCCGGACATGATTATCATGGACGATGACACTTACACTCTTTTCGAAGATGATCGCCGTGACAACGTTCGCGTAACACTCGTCGATGACAAGATTGACAAGAGCAACACCTTGGGTCTTAACCTTGGTCTTGCTTCTGTTACCTCGTCTATTGACTTGGATCGCGGTGATTTTGCTAGCGATGCTGCTGGTGGCGTTACTTACATGCTCAACACGGACTACATCGAGTTCCCAATGCTTGAAGCCCCGAATGTATCGGAGTTCAAGGAGCGGGTTGGCGATCAAGACGTGGTGACCGCAATCTTTGCAATGCAAGGTAACTTGATCTGCACTAAGCTCCCTGCACAGGGCGCTGTAACTGGTGGATCGTAAGGAGGTACATCATGGGAACTGTTAAAACAGACGCTCTTTCAACTACATACACATTTGAGGCGTACCCTGTGGGTACCCGGTATGTGCAGTCGGCTGACGAGGTAAACGCTGCCAACTCGACTCACTACGGTGACCGGGAATGGATCTTCGTTTACAACGACGAAGGCTCAACCGCGTTTGCGGAAGGTAACGTAATCATGCTGGATAACAGCGATTACCAACCCTTCCACGGACTGCTCTCCACCGCGACACTTCATGTGTATCGGATTCTTGGAGTAGCGGCCCACGCAATCGCAGCCGGTAGTTACGGCTGGATCATTGCAAAGGGTGCTGGGGAAGTTCAGTGTGATGGTGGTGTTGCTCAGGGTGACCGTTTGGTTGCTCACGCAAGTACTGCTGGTATCGCTGACACAATCACGCTCAACTCTGATGCAACTACCGACAACCTGGAATGTGTCTTTGCAATGGCTCTTGAAAACGATGCTGGTTCTTCTTCGGGAGACAAGGCCACTTGCTGGATCAACGGTACTTGGTAGATAGCCACTTCGTGATACACTTAGGGGGCGTGGCTTTCGGGCTCCGCCCCCTTCGTCTTTTGGAGGCTCTGTGAATGTTTCTCTTGCTTTGTTAAGAAAGCAACTTTATGCCATGCGGTCATGGGATTCGAGCGGTAAGACGCAAGATGATCGAATCAGGCAATCGTTAAATGTTGCTTTAGACAGAATGGCAAATGATGTTCCGCAGGCCATTGTTCCTGATGAGGAGCATGTCGTTCTTTTACCGGACGTAAT